AGGCGCCCTTTCACACACGAAGCATATTTCCGCATTTGGGGGTCGTACGTTATGGCATCCATTGTCGACGCGGCCGCCACCGGGGAGCAACTAGCCACTCTGCAGGCCGTGCGGGACCAGTTGGCCGCCGATCTTGAGGTGTGCGCCGCTATGCGTGACCGCGCCACCCTCTACGCCCGGCTGGTTGACGTGCTTGCACGTATTGACGAACTAGCGCCGGCAACCCCGAAGGGTGACTCTGTTGACGAAATCGCGGCCCGGCGTGATGCTCGTCGGGCAGGCACCGCCAAGGGTTCTGCACGCTCCAAAGGCGCGGCAAAATAGTTGGCAGGACGTCTCTGACCTAGCTGCATCGTTCGGCGTTGTGCTGGACCCGTGGCAGGAAGACGTACTGAAAGCCGCGATGGGTGAACGCGCCGATGGTATGTGGGCGGCCCGACAGGTCGCGGTGTCAGCGCCGCGGCAGAACGGCAAGTCTGAGATTATCGTTGCGCGTGCGTTGGCCGGAGTTCTCTTGTTCGGAGAACAAACGATTATTGTCTCAGCGCACCAGCAGGATACGGCCAGGGAAGTTTTCGGACGGCTGCTCGGCATCATCGAGCAGTACCCGAACTTGGAAGAGCGCGTCGAGTCCGTTATGCGCGCCGTTAACCGCGAGTACATTCGGTTTAAGAGCGGTCAAAGTATCCGGTTTAAGGCCCGCTCGACTGGCTCTGGCCGCGGCTTCTCGTGTGATTGCCTCTTGCTCGATGAGGCACAGATTCTCAGTCCATCAGCGTGGTCAGCGATCCTGCCCACAATGTCGGCCCGCCCTAACCCACAGGCGTGGCTACTCGGAACACCGCCGACGGAAAACGACGACGGCGAAGTCTTCGAGCGGATGCGGAGCCTGGGCATTGTCGGTAAGGAAGATACGGTCGCCTACCTCGAATGGTCGGCGGAGTCGGACGACCCGATCGACGATCCTCTAACATGGGCTAAAGCAAACCCCGCGTACGGAACGCGGATTAGCCGTGAGGCTGTTGCTTCTGAGCTGGCGTCCATGTCTGAGGAGCAGTTCCGGTTGGAACGCCTCGGCATTTGGAATGAGTCCGCGGCGCATATGCCGGTCATCCCGGCGGCGGTGTGGCGCAAGCTGCAGGGCGCCGGCCCTGAATCAGACACTCCGCCGGATGCGCTCGCCGTGGACATGAACCACGGCTTGCAAATCTCTATTGCTGCCGCGTGGAAGCTGGGCGAGTCCGTGCATGTTGAGGAAGTGTGGGCGGGATATGACGTCGCCGCGGCCATGGCGTGGGTTACCGCCGCTGCCGGCCGTAGGACCAGTGTGGTGATTGACGAAATGTCGCCGGCGTCTCAAATGATCCCGGAGCTAGTCAACCGGCGGGTGGCGGTGAAGCGGACCACGGCCCGCGATGTTGTTAAGGGTTGCATGATGTTTGAGACTCGCGCGAATTCTGGTGCGCTGTCTCATGCGGGTCAGCCTCAGTTGGCGGCCGCGGTTGCCGGCGCGAAGAAAAGACCTATTGGCGATGCCGGCGGGTGGGGTTGGGACCGACGCGACGCCACCGTGTCTATTCATCCACTTGTTGCGGCAACGCTGGCGCTGTGGTCGGCGTCTACCGCGCGTAAATCAGCGGGCGGTGTTCGTTCATCTAACCGAAGGAGGGCCTTACTGCTGTGACGACGCCCTACTACGGCGACAACTTTCTGGCGCCTTACGAATACACTCCGCTGCACCTTCCGCAGTTGTCCGCGGAGGAGGACGACCTTCTCAATGATCTTCTCGAGGATCTGCACCAGCGCAGTTTCCGTAACCGGTTACGGGCGTCTTACTATGACGGCCGCCGGGCTGTGCGGCAGGTGTCGTCGATCATTCCGCCGCAGTATTACCGCCTCGGGCTGGTGTTGGGATGGTCCGCTAAGGCTGTAGACATTCTGGCCCGGCGCTGCAATCTTGACGACTTCATGTGGCCGGACGGCGACATAAAGTCCTTGGGGTTGCAGGATGTGGTGAACGACAATTTCCTCTATTCGGAGGTGTCTTCGGCGCTGGTGTCGTCCCTGCTTTATGGGCCGGTGTTCGCTATCAACTCTGAGGGTGTCGACGGTGAGCCGTCGTCGCTGATCCATTTCAAAGATGCGATGTCGGCGACTGGGACGCTGAATCCGAGAACCCGCCGTCTGGATAACTTGCTGTCGATCACTGACCGCGACGACGAGACGGGGAAGCCGTCTGGGTTTGCGCTGTACTTGGATGGGGAGACGGTCACCGCGGACTGCGAGGACGGCCAGTGGGTGGTGGATCGTGTAACGCACCCGTGGGGTGTGCCGGCGGAAGCCCTGATCTATAAGCCTCGAACTGATCGCCCGTGGGGTAGTTCGAGGATCACCCGAACGGTGATGAGTTTGCACGACATGGCTCTTCGGACAGTGATCCGCATGGAGGGTCACATGGACATTTACTCATTCCCCGAAATGTGGATGTTGGGTGCTGACGAGAATGTGTTCCGTGGCGCCGATGGGACGATGAAGCCGGTGTGGCAGACCATGATGGCCCGCATTAAAGGCATCCCGGATGACCAGGAATCCGACCCATCGTTAGCGCGAGCGGATATCAAACAATTTCCCGCGTCGAGTCCGACACCACATATCGACGCGTTGAAGCAGCAGGCTCAACTGTTCTCCGGGGAAACCAACATTCCGTTGACCTCTTTAGGTGTGTCAGACATGACTAACCCGACGTCTGCCGAGTCGTATGTAGCGTCGCGGGAGGATCTTATCGCCGAGGCTGAGGGTGCAGCCGACGATTGGTCGCCCGGTTTGCGCCGAATGATGATTCGCGCGTTAGCAATTCAGAACGGCCAGTCGTCTATTCCGGATCAGTGGAAGACCATTGAGGCGAAGTGGCGCAACCCCATGTATTTGTCTCGGGCGGCTAAAGCAGATGCCGGCGGCAAGCAGTTGGCGGCGGTTCCGTGGCTTGCCGATACCGAGATTGGTTTAGAGTTGCTCGGGTTGGATCAGCAGCAGATCACTATGGCAATGTCGGAGCGGCGTCGCTCCGCAGGCACTGCAACTGTGATGCGTTCCGCGTTGGATGCTCTCAAGCAGCAGCAGCAGGCGCCGCCGACTAACCCCGCCGTGACACCGCCGCCGCCTAATGTCGTCGCTGGTAACTGATCTCGAGTTGGTCACCGGCCTTGCGGCCGCGGACCTCGAGCCTCTTCTGCGGATCACTGACCCGAACGAGTTAGAGGCCGCGATGAATGACATTCTGCCCGGCTACATGGACCAGTGGTCGCTGGCCGCGTCTGCAGTGGCTGCGGAATGGTACGACGCGGAACGCGAACGCGAGCAGGTCGCCGGAACCTTTGCGGCGATCGTCGCTCCACTCGGTGAACTGGGCGTGTCGGCACTTATTGGCTGGGCGGTAGAACCTTTGCGTTCTGCTGAACCTAATTTCGAGATGGCCAAGAATCGTCTCGTTGGTGGTACGCAGAAGCGCCTAGCCAATTCCGCGAACGTGACGATCACCGGGTCTACGGTGGCGGACCCGAAAGCCCGCGGGTGGACGCGACACACACGGTCCGATGCGTGCGACTTCTGCAAAATGGTTGCCAGCCGGGGTGCTGTTTTCACCGCCAAGACGGCCACGTTCGCCTGCCACGAGCACTGTTTCTGCCGTGCAGTTCCGGTGTGGGAGGGGCGGTCGGCGAAGGTGCGTTCGGTGCGGGTGGATAAGTACAAGCAATCTGAACGGTTCGCTAAGAACGCGCCGGGGAGTTTGGAGCACTGGCACGCCAAAGAGTTTCCAAACACTCGTGCCCGCGAATGGATCAAGAAGAACCTCACATAAGACTTCCCCGCCCAAACAGGGATTGGGGCCGCTTCCGAAATGGGAGAAATAATGTCCGATGCACTGACCGCCGAGGTGACCGAACAGGTGACCGAGGAACCCGTAACCGAAGAGTCACAGCAGCTCCCCAACGATCACCCGTTGGTGAAAACCCTTGCAGCCCAGAAGACTGCAATCAGGGAGTTGAAGGCCAAAGCTTCCCGCCTCGATGAGATCGAGGAGGCGCAGAAGTCTGACGCTGAGAAGGTCGCCGACCGGCTGGCGAAAGCCGACGCCGCGGTGGCTGGTATCCCGGCGTTGGTGACTGAGGCTCTGAAAGGTCATCTAGTGGCAATCCACGAGATTGCTTCCGAGGATGCCGAGCTGTTTCTGACGGCTACTGACCCTGACACCTTGCTTAAGCAGGCTGATCGACTGGTAGGTCAGGCGGTCAAGCGCAAGAACATCGTCCCCCGCGAGGGGCGCAACCCTAGCCCGCCCGCGGGCGACCCGACTCGTGACTTCCTGCGCCAAATCAACGGCCAGGGATAGCGAAACCTATTCTAGGAGAATGTATGTCTGCTTTACAGAGCACCGACCTGTTCCTGCCGGCCCAAATCGCCGCGGGGATCGTCGAGAAAACCAAAACCGGTTCCACCGTGGCCGCACTGTCCGGTCAGGACCCGATGCGGTTCGGCAACGTCAATATCATAACTTTCAATGATGATCTGACTGCCGAGTTCGTCGAGGAGTCTGAGCACAAGTCCTCGGACGTGGCGAAGCCGTCGTTCGTGACCGCCGTCCCCCACAAAGCCGTTGTGCAGATGCGCACCTCGGAAGAGTTCAAGTGGGCGGACGAGGACTATCAGCTCGGAATCCTCGCCAAGTATCAGGAGAAGTGCAGCCGGGCAATCAGCCGCGCGCTCGATCTCGGTTTGTACTACCGCCTGAACCCGCGCACCGGCACCCCACTGACCTCGTGGACAAACTATCTGGACGAGACGACCAAGCGTGTCACTTCAACCAAGGCACCTGATCTGGACTTCGAGAAGGCCGCCGGCCTGGTTCTCGAGACCGGTGTTGGCGTTAACGGTGTGGCGTTCGACCCGAAGTACGCCTGGACGCTCGGCACGCAGCGTGACTCGTTGGGTCGCAAGCTGTACCCGGAGTTGGGGTTGGGTACCACCATCGCGTCGTACGAAGGTATCCCGGCTGCGGTGTCCACCACCGTCTCCGGCAAGGCCAAAGACGGCGATTCCACCGACAACGGGGTGCAGGCCATCCTCGGCGACTTCCAGAACGGTGTCCGTTGGGGGATTCAGCGCGAGTTCCCCTTCCGGATGCTCGAGTTCGGCGACCCCGATAACGCGGGTCGCGACCTGGCCGGCCATAACGAAATCCTGTTCCGTACGGAAATCGTTTTCGCCTGGTATGTCTTCGCTGATCGTTTCGCGGTCATCGAGAAGGGTGTCACCCCCTCTGCCGATGAGGTCGTCGAGGCGCCGGCTAAGGCTGCCCCCAAGGCTGCGGCTAAGTAGCACTCGTTGAAGCGGAGGCCCGGGCGACCCTCGGGCCTCCGCTTTGCGGGAGACAACCCCATGCCTGCTGTCTCGCTCACACCGTCTGATCTCACACCATTTGCGGACATACCGCCTGACAAAGCTCAGGCTATGTGCGAAGACGCGTTGGCTATCGCCGCCGTCATTGCGCCGTGCATTTTGGATCCGGAGTTTCAGTACGCCGCGGCCGCGCTCGCGATCATTCGCGATGCAGTCTTGCGTTGGAACGCGGCCGGCACAGGTGCCGTAACTTCGCAAACCGCAGGTCCGTTCGGCATCACCGTGGACACGAACTATCGCCGCTCCGGCATGTTCACCCCGGCTGAAATATCGATGCTGCAGTCGTTGTGTCGCGATAACGCGGCCGGCGGCGGGGCGTGGAATTACGACACGGTGGCGGCGCGCGGAACCCAGCACGCGAAAGTGTGCTCGGTGAACTTCGTTGCCGGCCATCACTGCACTTGCGGTGCGACGATCACCCCTACCGGTCAACCCCTGTGGGGCTATTAAATGGCGACTATTCCGCTGCCGTTTGAGTGTCTGCATGAGCCATACATCGCGGGCGGCACCGATAGCCACGGCAACACCACACGGTCATGGGGTGAGCCTGTCGCCGTGCCGTGCATGTGGTGGCCGGTCTCATCGAGCGAACCACCGGGCCCGCCAACGGGTTCGGACAGGGTGGTGGGCGACCTGGCACTGGTGGTCGATGTTGGAGTGTCGGTCGATCACCGAGACCGATTCACCGTCAAAGGCCAGATGTTTGAGGTGACCGGGTTGGCGAAGAACTACGACTACGGGCCGTTTGGTTTCGCCCCGGGGCGCAAGGTAATCGACTTGAGGATGGTGCGTTAATGTCGATTAAGTTCACACGCAACGATGCCGGGTTCGACGCGTTGCGAACGTCTGCCGGTGCGGACGCACTCTTAAAGGCTCACGCGGTGCTCATTGCCGCCGCGGCTAACGCCGTCCCCTCTACTACCACTCCCGCCGCGGTTGGGCCGTATTACGACGTGCACGAGGCGGGCGACTCGCACCGGGCCCGGTACCGCGTGGCAACTAATAGCATTCGTGCCAGTCTTCACGAAGCCAAGACTCACGCACTACTTAGGGCACAGTCCAGCAGTGGCTGAGTTGTTGATGTTCCCCGACATGGACCGGGCAGCGCGGAAGTATCTGCTCGCCGGCCTGGCTGAGCACGGGGTGACCGGTGTCCCGGTGGCAACGCGTATCCCGAGCCCCATGCCTGACTGGTTTATTCGGTGCTTCGCTCTTCCCGGCGCTGAGACCACCATGCGCACCAAGTGGGTGCAGGTCGTCGCGGTTGTGCATGGCACCAACGACGAGGAATGTTCACGGCTCGCGCGGGTGTGCGCGGCGGTGCTGAGGTCGGCCCCCGAAATGGAGGTTGACATTTATGACAACGGCGAACTGCTGCAGATGGTTAGCGAGCCGGTCGAGCTGCACGGGCCTTACCCGACGGACGACCCGGACGAACCAGACAGATCTAGATACCAGGTGAACGCCACCTGGACTGTGCAATCACAGCTCTATTACCCGTAGTACAAATCATTTTCAACTGCCAAACCTTTGGAGGAATCGTGGCACAGAACACCCAAGCTCACACGTTGGGCAAAAACACTTTCGTGGGCACCCCGAAGGTGGCCGGCGGTATCTGGCTGATCCCGCAGACCGTCGCGTTGCCGACGGACGCAACGTCCGAACGCCCCGTCGGAGCCATCCGTCTCGGCGGTGTGTCGGAGGACGGCTACACCTACACCAGCGACCGCACCGTCGATAAGAAGAAAGACTGGAACGGTCAGAAGGTACGCTCGTTGCAGACCTCGATGGACGACACCTTCGAGGTGACGTTTATTGAGTTCTTGAACCCCGAGGTCATGTCGGTGCTGTACGGCTCGGAAAACGTGACCGTTACGCCAGCGTCGGCGTTGTCGGGTACCGAGATCGCGGTCCGGCACGCTGTCGACCAGCTCGAGCACGGCGCTTACATCATCGACACGTTCGATGGAAAGGTGAAGCGCCGCCGCGTCATTCCGGATGCGCAGCCGGGCAAGGTCGACCCGATCATGGAGAAGCCGGGCGACTGGTCCGTATACAAGGTGACCTTCGACATCTACCCGGATTCGCAGGGCTTCACCAGCTACGTGTACACGGTGCTGGACGACAAGACCGTGGCACCCGGTACACCCCCGGCGTCGGCTCAGGCGACTGGCCCGACTGAGGCCGAGCCGCCTGTCCCGCCCAAGAAGTAACTCTGGACAGCCTCCCCCGCCGCATTCACCTCGGCGCGGCGGGGGAGGCTCAACCAAGCCGAGGTGAGCCGAGGTGATTAAGCATGACGAAGAAAAACGAGCTCGCCGACGTCGTGGAAACCTACGCCGAAGATACACCGTCCAAGCACGCCGCCGAGCCCAAGCCGGCCGCCGAGCCCAAGCCGGCCGCGGAGCCCGCACCGGGGGAGGCTGGCTTCGACTGGTCGACGCACTACCCCGGAGTGGATGATCTGTACTTCCACACGTTCCCCGGTGGGACTGTGGTGGCGTTGAAGCCGTTCTCCTCGATCTATTCGAAGACGTGGCTTTACAAGTTGCGCAAAGCAACTAGCGACGTGGATATCGAGTTCAGCGCGATTGACCGCGGCTCGTGTTCCGTCGCGCGTCAGGTGTTGGAGAACCTCGACGACTCCGACGGCGACCCAATATCGGATCTGTTCAAGGCGTGGGCCGCGTCGGTCACTGAGGGGTTGACCCCGGGGGAATAGGTTGGCTGGTTCGCGCGGTTACGGGCGAACTGGCCGACGCGGTTACCCGCGATCTTATGCGGGACCGGCTCGAGTTCGACGACCTCGGCTGGCGCGGGCTGTGGTGCTACGTCACCGCGGCGCCGCCCGGTACAGCTATCCACCACGCACGGCAGGAGGGCTGGACGCTCGGCGACCACCTTGCCGCCGAACAGCTACACGAGCTGCGGAAGCTGTCATGGCGTTACACCGCGATGCACTTCGAGGGCGGAATTCATGAGCCGTTCCCGACGCGGATACCGCGGCCCGGTGTAACACCTCCGGAGCAGTCCGAAACCGGGCTTACATGGGAAACCGCGGAATTCGAAGACATTGTGTCGCCGGAAGTCCTTGCACTACTAAGAGATTGAGGAGGACCACATGCCGGAACTAGGCACAGCGTGGGTAACACTCGCAGTCTCCACCAAGGGCGCAGAACGCGATATAAAGCGAGTGTTCAGCCAAGTTGACGGCAAGGAGGCTGGGAGCAAGGCGGGCAGGGAATTTGCCGACGCCGCGTCTCGATCTGCGGGTGGCGGCAACTTCTCTGGTTTAACTTCGAAAATGTCCTCGGTCGGCTCTATGGGCGCCAAGATGATGGGCGGGGCGCTGCTGGGTGGCGTGGCCGCTGTAGGAGCCGCCGGCGCCGGCTTACTCGCCGCGACACTAACCAAAGGCTTTGACCGTCTCAAAACGATTGACGACGCCAAGTTTAAGTTAAAGGCGTTGGGCAACACCGCGGCCGACGTGGATAAGATCATGCAGTCCGCGCAGGCGTCGGTTAAGGGCACCGCGTATGGAATGGGCGACGCTGCAACCATCGCCGCGTCCGCGGTTGCTGCCGGTGTGAAGCCTGGCGAAGAGCTCACAAAATATCTGACCCTCACCGCTGACGCGGCCGCGGTTGCCGGAACGAGCCTCGGCGATATGGGCAGAATCATTAACCAGGTCCGCACTTCTGGCAGCGCGTACACCGAAGACTTAAACCAGCTGGCCGACCGTGGCGTCCCGATCTATCAGTGGCTCGGCGAGGAGGCGGGGGTTGCCGCGGGCGACGTTAAGAAGCTCGCCGCCGACGGAAAGATCTCGTCGCAGATGCTCGAGTCTGCAATCTCCAAGCACATCGGCGGCGCCGCTAAGACGATGGGCGCCAGCTTCTCCGGTTCGGTGGAGAACGCGCAAGCCGCGCTAGGTCGTCTCGGTGAGGCCCTGCTGAAGCCTGTGTTCGGTAGCGCCGCCGGCGGCGTCACCGCGATAACCGATGCACTAAACAATGTCACCACGTGGATTAACAACAACCAGGGGCTGATTGCGACGTTCTGGCAGGGCCTCGGAACATTCGCCATCAACGCGGCGCAAAGTACCTTGCAGGCGGTCGGCGATATCACCGTCGGTATTGGTGAGCTCGTCGGCGGCATCGGCAACACTTGGGGAACGCTACTTAAAATCAAGGCCGCAGCCTCACGCGCCACCGGCGACGGTGCCGAGGCTGATCGACTGACCAAGGAGTCTGAGGCGGCGTACGGCTGGGGCGAAAGCATTAAAGCGGCCGGCGAGAAGATTAAAGGCACCGCCCAAAGCATGGACGGCGCCCGGGACCGTCTTAGCGCTTGGGGTTCTGACGCGCGAACCACCGCAGATACTTTGGCGAAGCTCGGCGACAACGCCGGCGAGTCGTCCACGAAAATCAAGGAAGCGTTCGGACAGCTCCCAACCAATGTCCCCGTCACAATCGAAACACCGGGCGGGCCGGAAGCCTACGACCTGCTTAAGCAGCTGGGCGCAGAGGTTAGCGTCAACAACGACAAGCAGATCACGGTGGGCGCACCTTTGGCGCCGGAAATTCTCACCACGCTGAAAAGCCTCGGGTTTGAGGTTACGCAGAACAACGACAAGACCATCAGCGTTAAGCAGGTCGGTGCTGAGGCCGCCGGTAAGCAGATCGACGACGCCGCCAACAAAGAGCGAACCGCCAGCATCAGCGTCATCGCCAAGTACGGCGAAGGCATCGCCACCGACCCGGGCATACAGCGCCAGTTCACTAACGACTTCCGCAACGCGTTTGGAGCGTCAGCCCGCGCCGATGGCGCAATCGTGCCCATGGCTAACGGCGGCTTGCGGGCGATCGATAAACCGCAACAGGCTGATATTTACGATGGCGTCGGAGCTGGCACCGTTTTTGCCGAAGAAGAGACCGGCGGTGAGGCGTACATCCCACTGGCACCGAGTAAACGAGAACGCTCCACCGCAATCCTTGCCGAGGTGGCGAAGATGTTCGGACTCACGCTGAGCTCCCCGTCCGGATCGAGCGGTAGCACCGTCTCCGGCGGTAGCTCTGTATCGGGCTCCGGCGACATTGTGGGTTCGTTAAAATCCGCGGTCACCGATCCGATTGTCTCAGCTTTGGACAACATCCGGCAGGCCCTGTCGAGTGGCGGTGGATCTCGATACTCTGGCGGCTCGTCCGTGTACGGTTCCGACGCGGCACTGCTGGCTATGGTCCCCAAGGGCGGACGCTACGACTCCGGCGGCGACCTGTCCAAGGGCCTAGCTGACTGCACCAGCGGCATTGAAGACCTCGTTAACATGATGGACGGAAAGTCAACGGCGGGCCGCTCGATGGCGACGGGCAACGCCGCCGAGTGGCTGAGCGCCCACGGGTTCCTCCCGACCGGTAAGCCCGTACCCGGCGCGTTTAATGTCGGCTACAACAGCCATCACATGGAGGGGACGTTACCCGGCGGAACTAACGTCAATTTCGGCTCGGATTCCGCGGTGGCGTCCGGCGGAACCGCCGGCGCCGCGGGCGCGTGGGGTGACACGTCGTTTACGCAGCATTACTACCGGGCCGTGGACGCTTTGTCGGGCGGTGCGGATTCGT